GCCGTGGTCTTGTTGCTGGTGGTCTGGATGGTCATCGCACGACCTCGCTCGGCTTGAGCAGGAAGGTTTGATTGTTGTCGTCCTTGATCCGGCGCTCCATGCGGCGCAGATAGCCGGGGTTCATCGCTTCCTGCATCCGGTAAAAGACGAGGTAGTCGAGCGCGACGCGCGTGTAGAACAGGTTGGCGAACGGCGTGTTGTTGAGCACCTCGCGGAACGTCGAGGCAGCCACATCGTCGCCGCGGGTTGCCTTGTGGTACAGGTCGACGATGCGCCCTGCAGTTGAGAGCGTCGGGCCGGCGAGCGATTCGATGGTGCCGCTGCCGGTGCGCGAGGCCTCGCCGAACAGGAAGTCGCCATAGATCCCGGCGCCGCCGCCCTGCACCAACGCCGCGGCGAGCACCTTGGCCGCCATCGCGGGCGACTCGGTGGGATCGCGCGGGGTCCTGCCCTTGCTCAAATCCTTGAGCGCCATCGAGCCGTAGCCGGCGATCGTGGTCATCACGATCAACTGCGCCATGCCCTGCATCTCGCCGTTGCCGTTCCGCAACGCGCCGACGATCGAGTCGCCCTCGTAACCGCGGCCGTAGAGCTCGCGGCCGATCACCTTCTGCATGTAGGCGCCGGTGAAGGATTTGAACTGCATCAGGAAGCGGGCCATCTCGCCGGTCCAGGTGCCGGGATTGGTTCCCTGTAGGATCACCGCCCGCGTCCTGGCGTCGGGCTCGAGTGCCAGGAACGAGGTCTGGTCGGTGAAGTAGGTCATCAGCTTGTCAGCCGCTGCCTTGTCGCCGACGTTCTCGGGAACGATGTACGAACGGCCATCGACGTGCTTCGATGACGATGCCCGGATCGCGTCCCATTCCTTCTCGCCGATTCCGTACAGGCTGAACACCCGCTTGTATTCGCCGTCGAGCGCCGACCAGCCCTTGCCCGCTTGCAGCGCCATGTGATGTGACATGCCGAACGATGCTGAGGTCCGCATCCGATCGGTCCACCACTGCGAGCCATTGAGCTTCATGAACGTGCGGATCAAACCATTCATGGCGCCGGGTTCCGAGAACTCGCCGACGCGGCCGAGCTCGCCGGGCAGGTTCTCCAGCACCACACCGAGCGAGGCGGCGAGCTCGCGACGAACGGGATCGGACATGCCGCGACCGAGGCCGCCGATCGACTCGCTGATACCAGAGAAGAATCCACGCCCCTGGTAGCGGGTGCCGGCCCCGTACACGACGACATCGTTGAGCTGCGAGAGCAGCATCCCGCCGAGCTTGGCGAGCGTCTCGAACCCGCGCACGTTGGCCGCGATCCGCGCCCACATCTGATTGCCGGGGATCGACATCGAGCCATCGACCGCGGCCATCATGTTGGCCAGCCGTCCTTGCTTCTGCCCCAGCTCGGCCACCGCGTCGACGTTGCCGGCCAGCTTCGCGGCCTCGACCAGGTCGCCGCGGATCGCATCGAACATCGCCTGCGGGTTGGTGCCCATCTTGAGCATCAGCCCGGTCGACTGGCCGGAATGCTCGAGGCCCTTGATGATCGACTCGCGCAGGTTGCCGGTGCCGAACGCGGCGTTGTAGTCGAACCACGCATCGGCATCCTTGAAGTGGATGGTGCGCGATTGGCTCACCTTCTTCGCGATGTTGCTCGGCCCCTTGAAGGCAGCGGCGAGATCGGCATCGGTCGCTCGCTGGTGATTGCCGGATGCGAGATCGGTCCAGATGCCTTTGAGCATCGCGTCGCTGCTCGACGCTTCCGACTCGGTCAGCATCCGCTCGAGGTCGAAGCGCTTGAGCGCCTCTGCCTTCCAGACTTCGAACCCGGCGCGGCGAATCTTGTCGCTCTCGTGCGCTTGGCGCGTGATGTACCCGTCGAGCTTGCCCACCCATGCCCCGGCCTTGTTGGCGTCAGTGCGCGTCACCTCCTGCCATTTGTGGACAACGCGCCCGATCTCGATCGCTTCCTTCGGCAATCCACGCAACAGGTCGGCCTCGTTCTCCTTGCCGAACGCCCATAGTGCACGCGACACCTCGCGATCCATCGCGCCGGTGGCGAACAGCTTGCCGTGTCCGCTCCGCTCGAGGTCGGCCGCGAACCCGGCAGCGTAGGACTTCTGCAACTTCGCCTGCAGTTGCGCGGCACCGGAACGCGCGCCCTCCTTCGCCCGGTTGACGCCGACCAGCAGCGCCTCGAGGCCCTCGGCCAGGTTGTTGCCGAAGTTGCGTTGCACCCACGCCACCGACTCGGTGCGCTTGACCAGGTTCATCGCGGCGTTGCGCTTCTCGATGATCGCCGCGGTCTGCAGCGATTGCGCGACGTTGTCGGCTGCGCGCATCGCGGCGTCAGCGGTGTCGAGCGCTACACCTTGCGCCTGCAGGTAGGCTTGCTGCTTGTTGAGCGCGGTCAGCAGACCATCCATCTCGTCATCGGAGAGCTTGCGGCCGGCGGCGGCCTCGATCGCGGTCAGGCATTCGTTGGGGGTCATTGGCGCAGTCCGCAGATGGCCGCGGCTTTCACGGCGTCGCCGAGTTTCCCGGCGTCCTTGATGGCCTCGTCGAACGGCGCGAGGGCTTCGGTGATCTTCGCCGCGAGCTTGGGATCGCCGCCGCTGGCGACCAGGTTGTCGGTCAGCGCCTTGAGGCGATCGGTGGCGGCGGTCATCTCGGCCTCGGCCGCCTTCAGATCTTCGGACTTCGGCGCGGCGGCGAGCCGCTCGTCGGCGGCCTTCGCGGCCGGGAAGTCGGCGGTGATCGAGGCTTCCGGCGAGGCCTGACGGGCGGCGGCAGAGCGCAGCGCCTCGGGTGATATAATTCCGCCCGCATGTGGGAGGTTCCGAACGTCGCCTAGGGCGTTAGTACCACGGACGGCGGGGGGGGCACCCTCCCCGGGCAGTGTGTTCGCGTCACGGGTCTTCCACATGCTTTTTGCTACCAGTTCGCGCCGTCCGGTGCGAACCTCCTCCACGTAGGTCAGCACGTCCCCATCACGCTTCACGTACTGGATCAGGTCGAGCCCCGCCTTGTCCTTGCCGGCGTAGCTCACGCTGTCGGGCGCACTGACGATCTCGGGAATGCGCGCGATGTCCTCGGCGGTGATCGGGATCTGACCGCGCGGCAGCTCGGTCGCTTCAGTGCCGTGTTCTTTCAGAATATGGCGAATGCCGAACGAGTCGACCGAGTGGCGAAAATCGCCGGCCTCGATCCCGCTGGCTGCCCGAATCGCTTGAGCAACTTCCTCGGTCGGGATGCCGTAGCGGACCAGCCGACGCTCGCTTGCCTCGATTGCACCCGCCACCACGTCATTCACCAGTTGTCGAACTTTCCCTGCATCCCCGAACGACACCCCGCGGGGTAGTACCGTTTCGTTCAGCAACGGCTCGACGTTGGGCGTCTTGCCTTCGGCCAGGTGCGCGACCGCGGTGCTCAACGTTTCGTTGCGCGTTTCCGGGCTCACGCGGCTGGCCATGTCCGCCGCGCTGCCAGGCGCCGGTTCCTCGCCACGCAACGGCGGCACCTCGCCGCCATGGCCGTCGAGATCGGACAACGCTTTCGGCTTGTCCCATCGCCCCGGCAGCAGCGCGTCGACAAACGCCCCGCCGGCCACGTGCAAGCCACCACCTAAAAACCCGCCGAACGCGATGTTGAGCAGGCTGTCGTTCATCGTGTAGTCGTCGTCAAGGTAGGCGTGACCGGCCATGATCGCCGGCTCGAGGATCGCTGCCCCGGCCGCTCCCTCGATCACGCCCACCCCGGCGCGCACACCCGCGCGCGCGAGTCCGCTCCCGGCCTGGCCGAGCAACGCCGCATAGCGCGCCTCGCCCACCACCGGAACGAACGCCGAGGCGATGTTGAGCGGATCAAGCACGCTCGCGCCGAGCATCCCGAGACCGCGCAGCGGCGTGCCGGTCAGCGAGTACGGTGTGCGGCCGATGACATCCTGGCGCACCCGCTCCTGGCGCTTGCGCTCGATGATCATGTCGAGCGCTTCGCGGGTGTATTCGCCCTCACCCGGCGCGAAATCGCGCATGCCAGCTGCGGTCGCGATCTGCCCCGCGTCGTAGGCCGAGAGTCGCGCAGCGTTGCGATTGGCCAGCCCAACCTTGGCAGCATCGAACCCGAGCACCGTCGGATTGCCCGACCACGTTTCGGACACCGCCGCATCGAACGCCATGTGGCTCGACGGTTCGATGTCCTGGAACGTCGAGAGCGCGGTGCCGACTGAATTGTCGCGGAGGTAGGCCACCTACTTCTGCCCCTGACGCTCGCGGAACGCCCGCGCGTCGGCCGCCGCCCGCTCGTTCTCGGTTTGGTAGCGGTTGAGCACTTGCCCCGGTGCGCCGTACTTTCCGGTAGGCGAGATGGTGGGCGCGTTGGCGGCCTTCTCCTCAAGCGCGTATCCGCGAAGCACATCAAACTTCATGTCGATCTGCTTGCCATCCGCACCCGTCACCGGCACCGGGCGGCCGTCCTTGCCTTGGGTGTAAAGCAGGAGACCATCCTCCTTGTCGTTGGTCACCCATAACGGCCGCTGTTGCACCGCCGACACAAACTCCAACTGCGCCTCGGCCGGCGTCCGCATCTTGGTCATGTCGGGCGGCGTCGTGAGGTTGAGCGCGGGCAACCGCTTCATCACCGCATCGACACCGTCCCGCACTTGCGCCGGATTCTCGGTCTTTGGCACCGCGTACGGACGCGCGCTATGGTCATTCGGAAACTCGTAGTGACCGATCACCGTGTCGGTCGCTTCCTTGATCGCATCACCAACGCTCTTGCCGGCGATCACACGCGAGTAGGCAAGCTTTTCCGCCGTGGCCCTGACCGCGTTATAGGTTTGGGTGTTGGTGTCGTTGCCCATCATCGAAGACGCCCACGGCGAGAGCGCTGATTGGATGCCCTCGGTGACATCCTTCTCGGTTCCCTTCGGTGTCTGCTTCTTCAAGTCCTCGACCTTGATCGGATCGAGGCGAGCGACCTCCTCGCGTGCCGCCGTGTTGGCCGCCGGGATGCCGGGGATCACGATGAACGAGGACGGCACTTGCTTGGCGTGCGTGCTCTGCAACACCTCCTTGTAGGCGAGCTGCCAATTGTCGCCAAAGATTTCCGCCATCTGCGCGACATGGTTCGCCATGCGGTCACCGCTCCCGGCCGCCTGCTGTGCGCCGTTCGCGATGTACGCCTTCACGTTGTCGGGCAACATCGATACCTTCTCGATCCCGAGCCGCTGCTGCTCGGCCAGCGTGGCGGTGGCGTAGGCCGACATCAACGCCCGGCGCTCGACAACCGGCACCGTTGGATCGAGCCACTTCGGCACGCCACCAGCGCCGGGTGCGAACACCGTCGCATAGGACTGCTGCACGATGGGCGTGTTCTTCGCCACCCATGCCGCCGCGTCATCCTCGCGGGCTTTGATCACCTGGTTGGCCGCTTGCTTGCGTGCGGTCTGCCGCAAGTCCTCGGTCGCGTACCCAGCGCCGGGTGCCGGCTCGGACGCCGCAATCGATCCCACGATCTCGGACTTCGACTTGCCGCCATACGATGCAATGTCGTTGCCGAGTGTCTCGATGCGCTTCACCTCGCGCAGCACCCGCTCGGCGTCAGGGCCGAAGGTCGCGATCTGCGCCGGGGTGAGCGGATTGGGATGCTGCTTGCCGTCCCGCGCCATGGCCTCGGCGTCCTGCAACCACCGATTAACGTCGGCCTTCACCACCGCGTTGCCGCTATTGATCGCGGTCAACGCCTGGTTGCGATAGCGCACCGCTTCCTCGGGCGTCAGCGCGTCGATGTACGGCACGCCGGACTTGCCCAGCTGCCGGCCGGCAACATCGTTCTCGGATAGCGTCGGCGCGAGCACCTCGGCCACCTTGTATGTCCGCGTTGCGCCATCCTTCGCACCGGTGCGGTAGTCGGTATAGACAAACTCGGTTTGCCCCGCCGCCTGTGCATCCTTCGCTATTTTCGTGAGCACATCGGGCGCGGTCTGATTGGTCACCCCCTGCGTTGCCGGGAGACCAAGCACCGCGCTCGTCGCTTCCAACACGCGAGCAGGATTGCGGACAAGCTCGCCCTCAGTCGCCGCGATGCGTAGCCCATGGCTCGCGGCGTCCTTCGCTTTCTCGGTCATGCCGGGGCCGAGGCGTGCAAGATCGGCGCGTGTTTTCAAGTCAGCGAGTTGCGGCTCGTACAACGATGAATCGCTCGCCACGATCTGCGCGCTCGTCTGAACCGTGTTGGTGAATTGCTGCCCGTTGTATTCCTTCTCGCGGAGGAATTGCCACTCCCCCGCCTTCCGCAATTCGGTGCCGGCCACCGATGCATAGTGTTGTTGCGCCCACACCTTGGCCTTGGTGTTGGTGGTGTCCTTGACGATCTGATCGCGTTGCCGCTTCGCTTCCTCGGCCACCGCGTTGGCGTATCCCTCGGGGTTGCCGGTGTATTGCGACTTGAGATTGTCGCCGTACTCGATCAAGCCCAAGTGGGATTGCGTAATGCGATCTTGTGCGTCCGCCACCGCTTGTAAGTTGGCGGCTTGCTCCATCTCTTTGCGCGCGGTCTCGGCCTCACGCTCGGCCTTGAGCCGATCTCTCTCTTGGTCCCGCAACGATGCCGAGGAGAGCAACTCGGCCGACTTGCCGAGCGATTGCAACGCGGCAGCACCTGGCGCGGCGGCCGAGACTTGCGGCGTCCCCGGCAACCCGCTGACGTTGGTGGTCTGCTCGTAAGGATCAATGCGTGGCATGGCTCACTCTCACTGATACCCGCCTTGGCCGTAGTCGAATTTGGGATCGAACGTGGTCGGCTTGGTGCCGCCGAACGTGCCGCCAGACGCCGAATAGCTCGCCACCGATGACGCAATCCCAGCCACCGCCTTGAAGTAACCACTGCTTTGCGCGTTGGCCGCCGTCGCCCGTTCCGTTGCCGTGGTGCGGTCATAGCCGAGCCGCGCCATCGATGCGTCATAGCGGATGTTCAGCGCATCCAACTCGGCGTTGGTCGCCGATTGCGCGACAAGTCCCGCCGCCGATCCTTGCGTGATGTCGATCCCAGATTGCCCGATCGCCGCTTGCAACTTGCCCGTGTGCATCGCGGCTTGCCGCCGCTTGGCCGCTTCGCGCTCGGCGCCTTGCCGCAGCGCGATGCGCGCATTCTGCCGCGCGAGATCGGCTTGCGTGTTGTGCGCCGACCGCGAAGCCTCGCCCTCCGAGATCGCGCCGGCCGCCGTTACCGCCGCCGACACCACCATCGCCCCTGTCGCGAACCAGGTCATTTTGCTGACTCCTCAAACGCAATCGCTTGTTGCTTGAACTCCAAGAACGCCTCGCGGCTCGGGGCGATCAATTCCGCCTCGAGCTTGACCAGGTCGGTCTCCTGGCTCGGGTGCACCGTCGCCCAAATGGTTTCTTCGTGCACGTACAGCGCGCGCTTGGTGCCGGCCGGCGCGACAAACGTATAGGGCGCCTTGATCCTGGTCACCACCCCCGCGGTCAGCACCGACACATCGCCCTTGCTGATGATGCTCACGTGCTCGTACTTGTGAATCTTGCCGGTGCAGCAAAGGCCGGCCGGCATGGTGATCTGGCGCACATACACGCCAGGCGCAAAGAAATGCTCGACCGGACAGTCCAATTGCGGCAGCTTCCGAAGCTCATCTTCGAGCCTCAACAGCTTGTCCCATTCCACTAGGTCATGCATTGATGCGCGCCCACATATAGCCGGCGGATCCATCGGGGAACCAGGCCCGCAAGCTCGCCTCGAACTTGAAGCCGAGCAACTTGACCAGGCGGTGAGCCGCGTCGAAGTCGCAATGCGTTACCGTCTCGATCCGGCGGAAGTTGAGATCGTCTATTACCCGCTTGGCGGCGCGGAAACAGCCGATCATTTCCGCCCCAAGCTCGGCGCCCACGAAGCTCCAACAGAACGCACGCCCGCCGCCGTTGTCCACCACGCCACCGATCGCCAACACCCGCCCGCCGTCGACCGCGGCCCATGCCGGCCCCGACGCGATCAGCCCGAGCATGAATGGCTCATCGCGCAAGTTAGCGGCCTGGCCGGATTGCCACGGTTGCACGTGCAACGCGCGGCAATGGTCGACAGTGAGTGGTTCAAGCTTCATTTTTTCTTGGGCAAGTCGCGCTTGGGCAACGCGGCCCCGAATTGAAACGGCGTGTTGGGCATCCGCGCCGCTTGCCACATATAGGCGGTCATCAACTCCCCGCATCCGCCGCTATCGGAGCAAGTGTTGGCCCACTCGCCGTTCTTGTTCCGCACGTTGCGGAGCATGAAATACCACGTCTCGCCTGGCGCCATATTCACCCGTTGCGTGCCGTTCACCGACACCGATGCGCTCGGCGACGAGTTGCTACCTTGAATGGTCGACGGATCCATGAGGCATTTGGTTTTGGATACCCAAAGCGTTTTGGCATGGATGCCGCTGCCGTGCTCGACGAAGTTGACCATCGACCGCTTGCCCGAGTCGCTTGGCTTGGCGGTGTAGCGCGTTATATAGATTTCCTTCAAGCCGCTCCCGAGCGCAAAGCTCCGCGTCGTTTGCGGATCGAAGGTGAATTCGCCACCGTCGCGGATCCGGAGATCCCCGCACGAGACGGCCGGCGGTTCCGGCGGTGGCGTACATGGCGCGCATCCCGCCGGCACTTCACCAGGACAGACCGGCGGGGTTGGCGCGCACACCGGCGGCGGAGTCGTGCCGCCGCATGTAACCGTGAGATTGTTGAGGGCCGGCGTACAGCCTGGCGGAAGCGGCACGCTCAAATTTTGCGCGGTCGCGGTCAGCGCCAGGCCCAACAGGATCAGCAAGAGTAGGAGTCGCATGGCTTACCTCAATCGAAGGACAGGAATGCTGATATGCCCGAACAACAGCCCGAGCAACACCAACACTACGATCAACCCGAGAATGACTTGCGCCACTACGCCGAAAGGTTCCGGCAACGGGATCTTGCTCAACAGCCAATAGAAAACGTAGAACACCAATCCCAAAATGATGACCGTTACCAACAGGCCGATTAGGCTTTCCATAGCGCCCTCACTTCACAAGAATGTGATACACCACCGCCGCGCAAAGGAAGATCATCCCCGCGCAAAGGCCCATCATCAGTTTCATCATTCGGTGCTCCCACTTCGCGCGCTCGTCCTGGTCGATGTTCATTTTTCGATCTCCTTTGTCGCCGCGGCCGGCGAAATGCCAACCGTCGTTTCGACTCGCGTTAGCCTCCGATCCAAGTCTTGAAGATGCTTGCTTACTTGCGTCAAGCGCCACCACCCTACGGCCACGATCGCGCCCAACAGCATGACGCTCAACCACGCGAGAAAGCGTAGGAGCAAGCGGCCGACGCCGGGGGGGAGGGTGTCCATTTTTCAAATGACCCACCATCCGCCCGCCGTTGCGATAAGAATCATCCGAGCTTGCCCGTTGACGGTAAGCGATGCGACAGAACCAAGTGCCGTGTTGAGATTGACTATTACATCGGCACCTTGCCGAGCAACCGTCAGATTGTTGGCCGACGAGTCATAGCGCCGGATGGTGATTTGCTTGGTGAAGTTGGCCGGAATCGTTGATGTCAACGGCAAGGTGATAGTGAAACTGCCGCTAGTTACATCGGCGAAGATCACGGAGTCATCGAGCGTTGCGGTGTAGGCAGACGTTCGCACCACCAACTTTTGCGTGAACGAATTGGCCTTGACCGTGCCGTTTACTTGCACCGCATGGACACCATCATCGGCCGCGAGCGACACACCCATCCGCCACATGCCGGTAGTCGGACTATTTGACATCCGCACCGCGCCGACCGTACCCAATTGCAGATGCGATTGCGTTCCCGTACCAAGCGCATTTGTGTTGATTGTGAACAAGCCAGTGCCGTCCGCAATCAAATAGGCATGGTTGGTGTTGTTGACATCAGAACCGCCATACATGACCAACCCGCCTTGCCCTGATGCGGCATTGGGGGCGATTTGGGGAAAGGTGTTATTGCCGGCGATATTCGATTGGAACGTCGGACGCGAAGTGACCGCACCGCCAAAATCCCCGTAGATGCGTGCGGGCTTGAACGAAATATCGCCGGCCGTAGCGTTGTTGTAAATCGACCAAGTGGGCGTCGTCGTCCCTGACACGTTGTTGTAGATCGGCGCGATGGTGTTGCCGCTAACGTCGTTGTTGCAAACCGTGAAGCGGTCGAGCGCGGTGGTTTCGAGAACAACCCCGTATTGGTTCCCCGCGTACCCCGAGCCAGAACCGGCCTTCACGCCCATGACGGTGAAGTCAGTGACGCCATTAATGTGAATGCCGTAGGCCGAGTTGCCGAGATACGTCCCGCCTATCACGCGGACATTGGTTCCGCCGAGATAGGTAATCCCTGACCCCACGTTGCCGTTGGAATGGCAATCGAGAACATCGACACCGCGCAAGGTTCCGGCCCCGGCGAGATAAAGCCCGGAGCCGCCGGAGCTACCTAGGAACGAACACCCGATGAACTTCACGCGGGACACGCTGCCGCCGGCAGCGGGATTAAGCACCGCGTTTTGCGCCGAGCAACCGGCAAAGTTGCAACCACTCACCACCATATCGGTGAGCGCAAAGCCCGACTGAATATCGGTATGCAGACCGTTGCCTTGCCGTTGCACTTGGCAATTGGTGATGCTTGCGCGGTCGATGTTGCCGAGCATACGGATGCCGAAGCTTGGTTGCGTGCCGCTATCAAGCAGCGTGTTGCTAAGTACAAATCCGTTGGCGTGCTCAACGGTGACATTGACGACAACGGGATTGAGCAACGTGCAGTTGTCAACCTTTACATCGTTGCCATTCACGAAAAAATTGGTATGACCAAGGTTCAGATGCACCCGCTCCATCATAAATTGGTGCGCGGCAGTGAGAACAATGTGACTGCCCGATGTCTTGGTGACTGACGAATCAATCACCAAGTCAGTCATCGTGCAATAGAACCCGGTGATGGTGAAGGTGTTGGCGGATACGCTAGTCGAGCGAATAATCGTGGTGGTGCGGCCTTGCCCGAGGATGCTCGTGCCGTTGGTGCTGATCGTTGTGAGTCCCGCCGACACCATGTAGATGCCGCGCGGGAAGTACAAGCATCCGCGACCGGCGGTATTCAGCGCCGCAATCGCCGCGTTGATTGCGGTCAGATCATTTGTCGCACCGTCGCCCGTCGCGCCGTAGTCGCGCACGTTGAACATGAGCGCGGTATCGGGCGCAATCTGATGCCGCGTCGTGCCAATCGTCGCGTAGTGCTTGGTGCCGTCGTACTCCAATGCGCCATCGACAACGGTGCCGAGCGCGGCGGGAACGTGTATTGATCGGCGTAGCGATATGTCGTTAGTGACAGCGACTACACCCGCCGATTGCCGCGAAAGAATCGTGTCGGAGGCTACCGGGGGCGCGGTAGCAGACCAAGACAAGTTGAAATCACTTGCCATCCTCATGCCGTTAGACATCTGCCATTTGAGCGCCCCGAATGCAGCGAAACTCATCAAGCCGGTGGTCTGCTTGTAAAACCCAAAGCCGGTGTCATTGATAAACGATAGTGACGGCGCTGCCGCCGTGCCGTCACCCGCGAGAACACGGCCGGTGACGGTAAGGTCATTCGCCGTCTTGTCGAACGTCAGGCCCGCGTCACCGCCGAACGCGCCGCCGTCATTGAATTGCACTTGCGTATTGCTGCCGCCGGGAGTGCCACCCGTTCCCGTTGCACCCACCGCACCCGTGGCCCCGGTTTCACCCGCGCCGGTCGCCCCCGTGTTGCCGGTGAGTCCGGTTGCGCCCGTCATCCCTTGCGCGCCGGTCGCCCCCACCCCGGTTGCGCCGGTCGAACCCACGCCGCCGGTCGCCCCGGTTGCCCCGTCGAACACAATGGGCGTCGCGCCGGTTATCCCGGTTGCGCCGGTTGCGCCGGTCACGCCGGCATTGCCCATCGAGCCGGTGAACCCGATCGCGCCCGTCGCGCCCGTCGCGCCCGTATTGCCGCCGGCAGGGCCAGGCGCACCCGTCGCGCCCGTCGCGCCGCCGCCGGTGCCAACGCCGGCCGGCCGGTCGCGCATTTCGTTCAGCTTCTGGAAGTGTTGCGGATCCCGAAGGAAGAATTCCCGCGTGTTCATCAGTCATCCTCGACCGACAGCTTCGGGAAGATCGCGAGCACGTTGAGCGGCAGCGGTTGATCCTGGCGGACGCACACACCCGGCATGTCGTTGTCGCTGTCGCTGGTGTAGCCGCCCGGCATCGCCATGTAGAAGTCGCCCGACTGCAACGGCACGGCCACATTCATCGGCGTGTTCTGCTTGCGCATTTCCATGCGGTCGAACTTCGGCACCGGCGTCAGGTGCCCTTGCGGCGGATTCGGTGCGTGACCGAACAGGAAACCGACCGACTTGTAGACGCGCACGAAGGCGCCGACCACACGTGAGCGCTTGCCCTCGGGCGCACCAGCTCGGCTCGCACCGTGCAACGGCATCGGCCACAGCGTCGACAGGTAGTTGAACCCGAAGCGGCCGGTACGCGCCGCGGCGTCGGGCTCGATCGCGAAGGTGCCGCCCACGCCGGTCGTCGCGGCGGGCGTCACGTAGCCCTCGACCAGGCCAGTCGCCACCATCCCCGGCGGAAGCCACGGCAGCGTCGTGCTGGTCGCGTTGGCCGCGATCGCCGCGCGCTCGCTGAAGTCGAGGTAGCACGCCTGCTTGACCTCGGGCAGGTTCTCGTTGGGGTGATACAGATTCGCCGCGCCGTTGAGATCTGCCACCGGCCCCATCACCTCGAGGAAGGTGCCCTGCGCCGAGCCGGCAAAGCGGCCAGTGAGCATCCAGACATCGTCGGTGACGGTATCCGGCGCGATCACCACCGCCATGTCGTACACCATCGGCCCGCCGAAGTTGCCCGGCCCGGTGCCACCGAGCACGTGCGGCGCCCACGCGAATACCTCCTCGGCGCGGTCGTAGGTCAGCGAGTGAAAGCTCGAGCTCGCTGCGGTCGGGCTGCCGCTCACGAACCGCTGCCGCTCCTGTGACACGAACCAGGCGATCGGATCCGGCTGCCGCTGGTAGCAGACGCGGATGAAGCCGCGATCGGGCGCAATGTGATCGGCGAAGCGCGTGAGCTCGTGGCTCGCAAAGCTGTCGACCTGGATGTCGTACACCAGTTCGCGCACCTTGCGCCCGCCAGCCTGAATGAAGATCAGCGCCTCGCCCACCTGCACCGGCGGTGTGTCGCCCGAGCCGAAGCTCGACACCGGCACCGCGCGGATATTGTTCGGCGAGAACGGATCCTGCGGCGCGTTCTCGCGAATCGCGTACTCGGTCGACGCAGTGCCCGCGATCAGCGCGCCGGTGGTGGCGCCGCCGGCCTGGCGTAGCCAGCGGATGCGATCGTTACGCGCGCTCGCCAGCGTGATCGAGATCGACATCAGATCCGTTTGCAAGCCACCGTCGCGGGTCTGGAAATTCTCGAAGTCGCCTTGCACGCTGGCCCAGAAGGTTTGCCCGCGCGCGAAGCACAGACGCTCGCGAAAGAACGCCACCGCGTTGGGATACCCGTCGTCGGCATTCCATGCCGCGCGCTGCCAACGGTTCGAGCCCGGCCCGACGGTCAGCGTCACCGGCAATTTCTTGTTGATGTCGATGGTCGCCGACAGCCCACCCGGCGCCACCGCCTTGATCTCGAAGTCACCATAGTTGTCGTCGGAGTATTCCCATTGCACCGAGCCCGGCCCGCCGTCGAAGCGCGCGCCGAAGGAATGCACTGGGCGTTGCGTGCCGGTGGTGCCGGCGTTGAGTGACACATAGTTGCGCCCGAACGAAAAGCGCACGATGCCGACGCCGCCGATGACCTGGCCGACTTCCCAGGGGTTGATGATGTCGTTGGCCGGTGCCTCGCACCGCCAGCCCTCGCCGACCATGGCCGAGGTGAACAGCGGCGCGCTGGCCGACACCAGCACCCCCGCCCCCTCCTGCGCCGAGAACACCAGGAAAATGGGCGAGTCGGGATTCACGTCCTTGACCGGCCCTGGCAGGTTGGGCACCGCGCCCATGTTGGCGATCTGGAACTTGTACTGCGCGATGCGCGACAGCTTCATCGGCAGCGTGAACCCGTCGACGATCCACATCACGTCGTTGGATTGCGCGGTCTGCAGCTTGCCGACGCCGAGCCCGAAGTGGGTCAGCAATTCCGCCGGCGTGCCGGTCGAGGCTGGCGCCCAGGTGCCGGCCGCGTCCATGATCTGCTGCCGCGTCGAGTGCCAGAAGCGGAAATAGCCGTCGCCGGCCTCGATCACGAAGTTGATGGTGTTGTTGACCTCGAACTCGAGCAACTGGCGCGCGGTCTCGTTCTTGGCCTGGCCGGCGAATTGCGTACCGGGCCGGCGTTGCGCCGCGCCCGAGGTGCGCGGAATGAAATTCAGCAGCGACCGCGCTGCGGTGCTGTACTTGGTGAGCTCAGGCCGCCCGATCAACCACGACGAGAACTCGCCGGCATTGAAAGAGGTGAGCGCGGGATCGACGCGCGGCATGGCCTACAGCCTCGACGCGAGCCAACTGTTGTCGGGCAGTAGCTCCGGTGGTCGCTCGATCGCGTTCGCCTTGCGCGCCTCGCCGAGCTCGAACAGATAACCCTTGCGCAGATCCCCGAGCTTGCTCCCCGACTCGGTGATCGAGGTGCACGTCATGATCGCCAGCTTGTGCGCGAACACCTCGACAAAGCATGCGTCGAAGATGTTGACGTTGGTGATGTCGGCCTTGTAGCGGACGTTGAGCGGCCCGCCCTGGTCGGTAAGGATCTGCCGCTGCTCGATGGCGTACGCCGCACGCCCGCTCGCGCGGAAGTTTTCGAGGTTGGCGGTGTTGAGCCACACATCACCCACCATGTCGACGCCAAGGCAGTCGGCCGGCAGGTTGTAGGCGTTGACGAAGCCGAACAGGTTGGGCGATGTTGCCGGCGGCACCGCGGCAATCGCCGGGAGTTGGGCGCGCTTCATGCAGAAGCCCCAACGGTTCTTGCGGATCTCGACTTGCCGCGATACGTCGTACACCGCCTTGATCTCGCGCGCCGCCTTTACGTCGTCATCGAGATCCGAGATCCGCGCCGCACCGAGCAAGACGATCGCCCGGTTGGCAACATCAACCGGCGCGGCCATGTCTTACGCCGGCGGCCAGGGGCCGCGCATGACGTAGTTGCCGATCTCCTCGAGAGACTCGAGCACCTCCTCGCGCGTGATGGCGCGCGCACCGCCGACACCCGTCGCGCTGCAATCGACCGTCACCTCGACCAGCTTGGTGGTTGCTGCGCCGACCGCATCGGTGACACCGACCGCGCCTGGCGCGGTGTATTCGCCCTCGCCAGGATTGGTTCGATAGACTCTCGTTGCCATTTACCGCTCCTTGAAAAAAGAGGGCGGGAGGGTTGCCCGTCCCGCCCCGTGGGAGGCACCGCGACAGGAAAAAGGGAAACGTCAGCCGTTGCTCGCGAACATATCGACAACGAGCGTGCCGGAACCTGGCAGAGCCGCCGCCGCGAGGGTGCCGACGATGGCCTCGTCTGATGCGCTCGGCGTTTGCGATGCCACCGCCGCCGTGTTGCCGAACACCGTGCCGGTATCAACGGCCGTGAAGGTGGATGCCGCGCGATACTTCGCGGCCGTTAGTCCCGAGACCACGCCTTGCGACAACACGCCGCCACCGATCGCCAACGTGCTCGTGCCGAGCGAAACCGTTGACCAGAGGTAGCCACCGGCAAACAGATGCCCCGCCGGGAGGATGGTGATGATCAGTTGGTCGGTGGTCGCTTGCGCGGCCAATGTGATGACGCCGCGAAAACGGCGTTGCCGGCCGCCCGTCGCAAGCGTTGCCGCGCCCTTGACAACCGGATTGAGCGCCAGGCCGGCGGTTTCAGCAGAGTAAGAGAGGGCCATGGATCGCTCCTAGACGCACAGCAGTTGAACGACTTTCTTTTCTTGCATCCGCGCCGCGCCGCAGGTCGTTTTCACGTACCACTGCGTGGCGTAGCTCTTGTCGGAACGCTCGTCGATCCTTGCGGTCACGTCGTTCCACATCCCGAGATGCATGCCGGTTTTGAGCCACACCGGGATCTGCCGCGTCGAGCCGCCCATCGTGGCTTGTGCCTCGTACACGGTGTCGGTGAACTCGACCAGGTGGAACTGGATGCCGAGAAACCGGTCGACGATGCCGTCCTGCAGCACCGGCTTGCCCTGGCCCGCGTAGTCGCTGTTGATGATCTGCGTCTCGCCGAGCAGGTTGTCGTGGTCGAGCGAGGTGATGGCCGAATGCACTTCGTCCATCTGCAGATCGGCACCGGCCGCGGTGAGCAGTTGGCGCGCCTTGCGCAGCTTCGCCACCGTTAGGCCCACCGGGGCCGCGGCGCCGTAGCCGGTCGCGACCGATTGCGTGCCGGGGAACGCCACCGGCGTCGCACCGGTGTTGCCGGTCTGCGCGGTACCGAAGAACGCCATCAGAAT